GCCATCCCGATCCACTCCGTCTGGTACTACCTGCGCATCGACAAGCACACCGACGGACGCACCAGGTACGCTACCGCCGAGATCCAGAAGCTCGTCAATATGAGTCGCCAGGAGCTCAAGATGTACGCCGCAGCCAACAACAAGAACTTCAACACTCTGTACGCCGTCGTGTGGCGCTACAAGGCCAAAACGCCTACCAGCTCTGCAGCCCTGAACACCTATGCCGAGATAGCAACAAACAGAGGCTACCTGGACTTCCTACGCAAGGCGGACCTGAAAGCGTTCAACCTCCCAGGTGACGCCATCAAGACCACCCGTAAAGCCTTCCGAGAGTCTGTGCCGGACCTCGATATCATCGGCCCGAACTACCTGATCCATAAAGTCCACAAGCGCTACTACCCTATGAGCTTGTCCGAGCAGCGCTTCTTGCTTACTAACCCTAAGCGTTTTTTGAAGGAGAACGCTGCGCACATCTCGAAGAGTTGGTGGAGTTATGACGCTGCCGGGAACCACTACTTCGTCTTGGTGGATATCTCACGCCGCAACGAGGTCTACGAAGGTGTGGCTCTCAGCATCCACGCTTCGCTGGAGCGTGCCTCGGAGGCCGCCAGAGATGCCATCCGTGGTCATGTAGTACCCAAGCCCACCCCGACCAAGATTATCCGCTGCTTCGGCGCAATTAAGGAGTCTCTCTGTATCCGGTATTCGGCGGGGGATTTGGTCCCGAAGCGCGCACCCGACATCGCCGAGGTCATCGTCCCTGAGGACTGGGAGCGCCCCCCGCACATTGCGGACGACATCTTCACCCCGACCCCTGAAGAGTTCACCGTGTCGGTCAACACCTGTTCCAGGGCCGAAGCTGACGCGATCCGGAACACGCCAGCGCCCAATGGTCAAGGTTTCGGCTTCATCGAGATGACCCCTGCAGTCATAGCACCTGTTGTTGAGCCTATCCAGACCGAGGAAGAGTTGGACGCAGCGTTCGACGAAGCCTTGAGGAATCTTGAAGATAATATCTTCGCGCCGTCGAAGGCGCCCAACGAAGCCTCTACAGCACCGGTGGTCGCGGATGCTATCGGCTGCGACGAAGAAGGCTACGGCGCAGAAGATGAATATGACGAGGATGGTAACCTCCTCCCCAGCAACTAAATAATTCTTGTAAAGATGTTGACAAGAGGTTTGGTGGGTGGTAAAGTTCTTGAAAACGAGGAGCAAAGATGGCCACCAAATCCGACAAACCGATCTTCCCCGCCGGCGCCAAGATCCTCGTGGTCCACGCCGCGGGGCGCGACCGCAGAGACTCATAAACCGGCGGCAAAGGCGCCGCGAAACTCGCGAAAAGATTTACCAACCGATTCAGAGGAGACCCTGAAATGAGACAGAGAGAACTGGAGACCGAGCTGTACGTCCAGTGGTGCCAGATAAGCGGCTTCGCCACCGCGCGGGATCTCCACGTCATACCCTTCGAGGAGTGGCTGGTGAAGCAGGCCATCGACGGCGACTCCCAGGCGGATGAGCTGCTGGGCCTGCGGCTCGCGCCTCAAGAGGCCCGATGCACCTGCCTCATCGGCCACCCCGACTACTGCTTGGTCCACGCAGCAGAACCACAAACAAAGGAGCTGTCGCAGTGAAGCCGCTTGGACCTGACCCGCGCCCTGGCGCAGATGAGGAGGGGATGAGATGAGCTGGCTCCGCCTGAAGCTCGCCGCATGGTTGAGCGTCGGGAACATCCGACTGATCGCGAACCAGCAGAAGCAGATCAACTCGCTGGAGGACAGTGTAGGTAGACAGATAGGCCAGATCCTGGAGATTCTGAAGGACCGAACTGCGACCGACCCCAACCCTCGCAAAGACATCGCCGATTTCCAGCAGCGCCTCGACGCGCTGTGCCGGGTCTGCGGGGTGGAGGTGGTGATCACGGACGGCGAGGTCTACACCGCCGAGGTGAGCCCGAGGGCCGTGCTGCGCAGCGAGGAGGCGGCCGCACTCTGGATGCTGTCGAAAGAGTTGGAGTCGGCGATGAAGCTGGTCGCCCGCGCGACGGACCGGCTGGCTGCGCAGATGAGGAGGGGATAAACCGTGAACGCCGAGAACCAGAAAGGCACTTGGGTTAGGACTATGCGAGGTCTACGCTTCTGCCCTGAGGGCAAGACCATCAAGGGGTCTGTGCCGATCGACGCCCAAGGTGATTGGGTTAGGACTATGCGAGGTCTACGCTTCTGCCCTGAGGGCAAGACCATCAAGGGGTCTGTGCCGATCGACGCCCAAGGTGATTGGGTCAAGGGATCTCGCGGAGGCTACTGGTTCATGCCGAAAGGGTGGAAGCCGAAAGTCCACCTCGACTCCGATGGCGCACCGGTTTGCAGGGTCTCTGGTGCAGCGCCTAAAATTACCAGCGACCCGGAAGGCGTGACCTGTGGGTCGTGCAGGAACCACATGCTCATCCGGCGGTTCAGGGTACTCATGATCCTGGTCGCGGTGCTGGTATGGGTGAGGACACACCCAGAGGTGAACCATGCCGATCTTTGACCCCGACGACCCGTTCGGCGTAGCACCTTCCAAACCCATCAACTTCAGGCTCCTGAACACACCGGAGGCTCGGGAGGCCGCCAAGCAGCGCCGCCTGGATCTAGAGGCGAAACTGACCGCCAAGGAGGCCTCCCAGAAGCGCATGGCTGAGTACCTCCTGTGGAACGTAGAGGAGGACGAGATCGACAACGACTGGGAGCGCGAGTTCATCCGATCGATCCACGCCCGGGTCAACTCCGGGCTCCCGCACCTGACCACCAAACAGGACGAGATCCTGACCAGGCTGTTTGAGAAGTACTGATAAACTTCTTGACACACCCGCACTGCTCTGTTATAAAGTTCTGAACAAACTAGCTGGAGGGGATTTTGAGCATCGACTTCAACACACAGGTGGCAGGCTTCGACTTTGAGACGCAAGGAACTGAAGGTGAGTACGCCCTCCAGCCCTTCCGAGCGCTCGACAAGAAAGCCTGGGTTTCGGCGGTAGCTTGGACGCGAGGTGAGCGTACCCTCGGCAAACTTTTCCCGACTCCCGACTCCCACCGACAGGTGCTGGAGGCGATCATCAAGGAGAACCTATACGTTTGCGGCTGGAACGTAGCCTTCGACGTCGCCTGGCTGATCGCGCTGGGCCACGAAGACCTGGTCTTCCAGATCCGCTGGTTGGACGCCATGCTCCTGTGGAAACACTGGGTGGTGGCTCCCGAGGGCGACGACGTGCCGGCCGCCAAGCGCAAGTCTTACTCGCTGGAAGCTGCCATGCACGAGTTCTTTCCGGACGAGGCAGGCTTCAAGGAGTTCAAGAACTTCCAGACCCAGGACCCAGCGGAACTACAGCAGCTTCTCTTCCGCTGCAAGGAGGACACCCGCTTCGCGGTGCGCCTCGCCGAATGGTTCTGGTCCAACCTGACCGACGAGCAGAGACAGGCGGCCCTCATCGAGGCGCAGTGCATACCGCAGGTGGCCAAGACCTATGTCATGGGGATCAAGTCGTCGGCGGAACTGGCTGAGGCTCTGAAGTTCAAGCTGATCAGCGATGGGGAGGACGCCAAGGCGAAACTCTTGGCGCTTTGCCCGGGCACTGAGTTCATCGAGAAGATGACGCCGTCGCAGCTGAAGAAGCTGAAGGCGGCCAACCCGGAAATCAACTACGTGAACCTGGCCTCACCGGCGCAGCTCGCCACCCTCCTGTTCGAGACCTGGGGGCTGCCTGTCCAGGGGGTCTCCAAGAAGACCCAGGCACCCTCCACCGACAAGTACACCCTCTATGAGCTCGCATTCATAGACCCCAGGGCCAAGATGCTGAAGGAGGTCCGGGAGGCCAAGGGGAACTGCACCAAGTACGCCGAGGGGACCCTCAGGAGCCTGGAGTACAACGGCGACGGCTGCGTGCGCCCGGGTGCCAGGATCTTCTCCACCTACTCCTCGCGCATGACTTACGCATCCAGCCAGAAGAAAAAGGGGGACAAGGAGCTCGGCACCACGGCCATCGAGTATCCGGTCGGAATTAGCCTGCATCAATGGAAAAGAGGCAAGGATTTCAGGAGGTTGATCAGACCACCCGAGGGCTACACCCTGGTGGAGCTCGACTTCGCCGGCCAGGAGTTCGGCTGGATGGCGGTCGCCTCCGGCGACGAGACCATGCTCTCCCTGCGCGAGCCGGGTGAGGACGCACACGCTTACATGGGGGCCAAGATCGCCCAGGTGGACTACCGCGAACTGATAGCGCGGGTGGCGGCCGACGACGCTGAGGCGAGCCTGCAGAGGAAACTCGGGAAGTTCTCGAATCTCAGTTTCCAGTACCGGATCGGAGCCAAGAGCGCCACCAAGAAAGCCCGGGTCGACTACGAGCTGGACATCGAGGAGAACACCGTCAAGCAGCTTCTGGCAACCTACAAGACGACCTTCATCGGCGTCTCGGGCGGCCCTGCCGGAGTCGGCGGATATTGGAAAAACCAGATTTACAAGTGTAAGCAGCTAGGCTATGCTGAGACCTTCGCCGGTCGCAGGGTGCAGCTGCGCGGCTCGTGGGCAGGCCGAGACGCCTGGGAGATGGAGAGTTCCGCCATCAACTACCCCATTCAGGGGACCGGTGGAGATCAGAAGTACCTCGCCCTGGCGGTGGCGCGTAACCTGCTGCCCAAGTACCGCGGCTACTTCTACTACGAGCTCCACGACGGCCTGTTCTTCATCTTCCCGCACGCTGTAGCGCGCCAGGCCGCCGAGACCTTCAAGTATGTCCTGTCGAACCTGCCATACAAGAAGGCGTGGGGGGTCGACCTCCCCATCACCTTCCCTGTTGACGCCAAACTGAGCCCGGAGTCCTGGGGCGATCTGAAGAACCTATAGGAGGAAGATATGACCCTACTTCGGAAGATCCAGACCCAGCTGCTCTGGGCGAGGGTTGCGGCCGCCCGCGAAAACCGCCCCGACGCCAAGTTCGTCGTCTACGTGGACATCGTACTGTGGGATGAACTGATGATGTCAGATCTAAGACCCTTTGTAAATTGGGCATCAAGCGCTGTTGAGGACCCTACGATTGATGGAGCGAAGATCTACAGGGTGATAGAAGCCTGTGACCACGGTTACAAGATTTATGAAGATCGCTTTGTCGCGCTGGCACTGCAGCCGAACGGTGGGACCAGAGCCATGTTTGGTAAATAAAGGAGGAAACAGTGAAAACCCTGTACCGCAGACACGTAAACGGCATCGGCACCTGGCGCATAGGCCACGAAGGCGACCTGATCAGTATCGCTCATGCGACAGCAGAAGGCGGCCAGGAGGTGTGGCACGAGGAGCGTGTCACCGTGAACGGCTCCGGGCGCACCATCGAGGAGCAGGTCGAGCTCCGCATCCGCTCCCGCATCTCCAGGCAGCGCGACCGGGGTTACGCCGACACCCGAGAAGAGGCGCTCCAGGGGAAGACGAACCAGATGGGCCTGCCCCTCCCCATGCTGGCGCAGCCCATCAAGAAAGTGAAACGGGAGAACAGGGCGGATGACTCGCTTCAGTTGAAGCTGGATGGCCACCGCTGCCTCGCCACCAAGCAGGATGGCAAGATCCTGCTCTACAGCCGGCAGGGTAAACCGATCGACCTCCCGCACATCTCACTCTATCTCCTGGACCTGATCCCTGAGGGGACCATCACGGACGGCGAGCTGTACCACCACGGCACCAAGCTGCAGACCATCGGAAGCTGGATCAAGAAACAGCAGCCCGAGTCGTTGAAGCTCCAGTACTTCGTCTACGACCTGATCTCCGACGACACCTACTTGGACCGCTACCAGGAGCTCTGCGACCTTCTGCCGGCCTGGGACACCAGCTACCCGGCCAAGATCCTGCCGTCGGTCCCCTGGGAGTCGGACGAGCAACAGGCCCGCATGTTCGCCGCAGCACGGGCGCGCAAGTTCGAGGGTCTGATCAAAAGGACCAACGACAAACCCTACGAGATCGGGGTCCGGAGCGCCTCGCTGCTGAAGATCAAGGAGTTCCAGGACTGCGAGGTGACCTGCATAGCCATAAGCAGGGTGCCGAAGAGCGGCACCGTGATCTGCGTCTGCGTGACCGACGACGGCAAAGAGGTGCGGCCGGTCGCCCCAGGAAGTCACGAGGAGAAGGCCGAGGTCTACGAGAACCGGGAGAAATACCTGAACCGCAGGCTCTCCATCGAGTACAGCATGCTGACCGACGACGGCGTACCGTTCCAGCCGGTGGCGCGCGAGTGGAGGGAGGATATATGAGGACGCGGAGAACCAAGAGAATGTTGCGGTGGATGACGAGAGACTTGTGGCAGACACGGAACAGTTTTGGTAAAGTCCTCTTCCTGTGGATGTGGGTGTTCGTACCTTTTGTATGTCTCTTTGAGTTTGTCGACGAGAACACAACGAAGGAGGAGCGAGGGGATGACTGACCTAGAGAAACTGAAAGCGCTCCTGACGGAGTTCGGGGTGGGGTTTGGGGTGATATGTGAGAACCAGAGGCGCGTCGTCACCTGCAGCGAAAGCGCAGACAAGGTGGAGGGCTACCCGAACTTCTACACCTCTTTCGTTTTCGACGTCCGCGGCAAGTTCATGCACATGGGGGCCTACGAATGAGCGCCGTCGAACCCGAAATCATCCTCCCACGGGAGCAGAAAACTCTGCTCCTGCACATGCTCACTTTCCCCGAGGTGCTGGCCTCCAAGAAGCCTGTCTCGGACGCCTGTGGCTACCTGGTAGCCGGCCCGGATCGTCGCGGCGCCAACGCCCTGCACCCCGCAAAGCTCTGGCCTTTGTGGCGCCGGGACGTAGCGGCTGCAGGCATGAAGGCGCCGGCTTCGGTGCGCGACTGGTTCGCCAGGACCAGCCACCTGACCCAGGCCCCGAAAGGGGACGACCTGACCATCTACAGCTCGGGGATTGCTCCGAGTATCTTTGAAGCTGAAATTATTTCTGGAGGGAGTGTGATAGATCTTGAAGCCTTGACTGGCGGGACGGCCGCGCCGACCCCCGCCGCGACCCCCTGCTCCGGCAAGCTCGCCAACCCGCCCCGCTTCGCCACCTCGTTCTCGGGGATGGAGGAGTTCCTGCAGTGTCCTTTAAAATTTGCGGCCTCTAAGTATTACAAAATCACAAAGTTCGAGGAGACCGAGGCGATCAAGTGGGGTAACCGAGTCCACAAGACGGCGGAGAACTACCTCCTGAATGCCAAGGACGGCGGAAGTAGGCCCGTCGAGGTGGAGTGCCTCCCGCTGGTGAAGCGCTACTGCGACTTCTTCCTGGCCTCCGGCGCCGACTTGCACGTCGAGAAGGAGATGTGCTTCACCGAAGACCTGAAGCCCTGCGGATGGCGCGACTGGAGTACGGTCTTCTTCCGTGGCAAGGCTGACCTCATGGCCATCAAGAACCGGAAGCTCACAGTGGTCGACATCAAGACCGGCAAGACCAAAAGCGATCTCTTCCAGATCGAGGTCATGGTGGCCCTGGCCAGTCTGTACTACGGCGACCAGTTCGACGAGGCCGACGGCAAACTGATCTTCGTGAAAGAGCCCGACCCGCGCAAGGCCCTGGTGGGGCTCACCAAGCCGATCCTGAAAGACGACATCCCCAAGATCTGGGAGAAGGTTTTCGGCATCATCAACCGGATGCGCGCGTCCTGGGAGTCGGCCACTTGGCGCGCCGAGAAGAACGGGCTCTGCCGGCAGTACTGTGCCAACGTCTACTGCGTCCACAACGGCTTTTATAAGGGGTAGAGAGCATGAAGCTGATTCCTCTCACCCAAGGCAAATCGGCGGTGGTGGACGACGCCGACTATGAGACGCTGAACCAACACAAGTGGCACGCGTATGAGGACCACAACACCTTCTACGCTCAAGCCCACGATACCCCTAATTCGACCATCTACATGCACCGAGTTATCCTCGGGGCAGTACGAGGTGAGCGCGTTGACCACCGCGACGGCAACGGACTCAACAACCTCAGGAGCAACCTGCGCAAGGCGACCCACCAGCAGAACATGTGGAACCGCAAGGCGGGTGTAGGGAGATTGAAGGGGGTTACGCGGTCGGCCAACCCGCGCAAGTGGCGGGCCAGAATTATGGTGGGGCGAAAAGAGGCACATCTTGGGCTGTTCTCGAACCCAATCTTGGCAGCCTTCGCCTATGACCGAAAGGCACGGGAACTCTTCGGCGAGTTCGCCAGAACTAACTTCAGCCCTGAGTTTGAAGACGGCTACTGCGAGATGCGAAAACTTAACGATTAGAAGGAGACCGTCATGTCCCAATACCCACCGCAACCCTTAGATCCTCGGGCTGCTTTCCACGAGGCGCAGGTCACCGCCGAGCTCCGCTCCCTGGGGCCGATCCTCTCGCCGGTCTCCGAGGACCAGAAGAAGCAGCTGGATCACATCGCCGGCCTCACGCCGCACAACAAGGGGCAGAAGAGGCGGCTGAAGAAGGGGGTGAAGAAGTGAAAGAACAGGACCCGACTGGCCGGGCCCCTAACGAGCCCGGGGCAAAACTCGACGCAGGGAAGCCCCGAGTGGCGCTCATGCTCGCAGGCTTCCCGCGAGCGCTCAAAGCGGTCGCCGAGGTCACCACCTTCGGAGCCAAGAAGTACACCCCCAACGGGTGGGTCTCCGTCCCCGACGGCATCGAGCGCTACACAGACGCTCTGGCGCGCCACCAGCTTCAAGAGTTCTCGGGCGAGGAGCTTGACCAGGACTCAGGGCTCACCCATGCAGCACATTTGGCGTGGAACGCCCTGGCGAGGTTGGAGCTTATGCTGCGGGAAGCGCAGCGTGGCTAGCCCCACCGGAGTCTGGAGGCCGGCGGCCTGTACCTGCGGCAAGCCGTTCGGCCCGAAGTCGGTAGCCATCTGGAACGGCAAGGCGGGGCGCGAGAGCGCCTTCGTCTGCGCGAAGTGTTGGATAAAGGAGAGAAAATGCGAGCCACCGGAAAAACATATCGCGCAGTCTTGAGAGCCCTGGCCGACGCCAGCGAGGGCAAGTTCGTAGTTTTCGTAGGCAGGGGCTACCCTGACCATGCCCGCAGATACGCCTACGACCTGACCCTCCCACTGCACAACTGCGTGTTCTTCAACCAGGCCAAATCGGAACTGACTTTCCGCGAGCCGCCCGATGGGCTCAAGACCATCGGCACTCTCAGGTTCAGGTTCACCTACCTGGAGGCCTTCGAGAGAGACGTGCGGGGTGGTCGTTACTCAGGCTTCGACCGGACCAAACTCAAGGTTGTCTTCGACGACTGCGGTCCCGACGCGTACACCTACCTCTTCCTCCAGGAGCGCGCCAATGGCTAAAACCCCTGAAGGCCGAGTCAAGGATGCCTGCCGTACCTACCTCACCGGGATCGGCCTGTGCGCCTCCAAGGACGCCGTCAACGCCACAGACAAGCACACCGGCTGGTTTCATTTCCCAGTCCCGGCTTTCCACGGGGTGATGGGGCAGCCCGACATCCACGGCCACTACCGCGGTCGTTTCTTCACCATCGAGACCAAGATCCCAGGCAAGGACCCGACGCCCCTGCAGGCCCACCAGATCAAGGCCATCAACACGACCGGCGCCGTTGCTTTTGTGGTGCGCTGCGTGGAGGATCTGGCCTGGGTGGAGAGCTGGCGGAGGAGAGTCGACGCCGAGATAAAAATTCTTTCGTAAAGATGTTGACAAAGGGTTGCGCTCGGGATATAGTTCTCGGGACTGGCGAAGCGACAACGATAGGAGGTGACTATGAAGAAATCCTAAAATCAGAAGCCTGGTCTGGCGGTAAGTACGTTTCTAAAAGGCTCTGGGAGACCGGAGCCTTTTGTAGATTGACTCACTGCAATCCCGCCGGCGCCGCCGGCACAACATGGAGGGCACCATCTATGCGCGTCTACCAGGATAGCGAAGGGCCGTTCAACGTCGTCGTAGTCTCCAAGACCCCCTGCCAGGGCGGCCACAGGTTCACCAACGAGATCAGGAACCGCGACCCCCTCAGCCTCGAAGAAGCCCAGCGCTGGCACGGCAAGATCACCGAGCTGATCGGCGCTGAGAAGGGCGACGGCGCGGTCGGGGCCTACATCGAGCAGAGCGACTGCCCCCGCCCCTTCACCCGCGAGATCCTGGCAGCCCTGAGGCGCGAGCAGCGCAGGGCAGAGACCCCGGCAGCACCCTCATTTGAGGCGGTAGCCCAGCCGCTCATGGGTGCAGCGTGAGGCGCTTCGAGCCGGATTGGCGCCAGATGTGGATCGCCTTCTTCGTCCTGACCGCGGTCATCGCTATGTGGGGGCTGTCGGGGAGAGAGGAGGTGGAGCGTGCAGCGCATACGAGCGTTCGTCGTTAGTTTCTGGGCTGATACCCTCTTCTACGCCAGACAGGACTGGCAGGATGTGCGGGAAGGGGTGAAAGACTGTTGCCGTTTCGACATAGAGTCTTCGGAGTGACACCGTGGCAGTACGGCCGTTACCGGTTTAGTGGGCAAACTTAACCGTCGAGGACTTCACAGGCCCGCCCTCCGCCGGATTGGCCGGGTAACGGAGGGACGGGGCCGAATAAGGAGGAAGGATGAATAGAGACATCGTAGAGATGTTGGAGTTCGGCTGCCCGTTCAAGCCGGGGACCGCAGGCGAGAAGGACGCAGAAAAAGCTGAGCAGATTATGGTGGAAGCGGCAGAGTACATCACCGCCCTTCAATCTCAACTATCTATCGTAGAGGGGGCACGCGACACCCTTTACAATCTGGTAGGTGTGGAGATGGCCCTTAAGGAGAAAGCCGAAGCCGAGCGCGACACCTGGCTATCCGCCCATGACGCCATCTATGCGGAGCTGCAGTCCCTCAAGGGCGACTTGAAAGCCACCGAGGAACACTGGAAAGAAACAGATGACCGGTGTGGGGAACTGCAAACTGGCATCAAGGAAGCTACCAGGCTCCAGAAAAAAGCCGAGATGCTGTTGGAATCATCCGAGCGCTGCCGGGCTACCCTGGGAGAAGAACTTCAGCAGGTGAAGGGGGAGATGGGCCGGTACAGGGATACCTTACAGTGGGTAAAAGGGGCAGACCTCAACAACCGGCACCTTTCAAGGTCTGCACTGGTCCAGCTGGCTTGTAAAGCCCTTCACCCAGATACGGAGGCTCCGAAATGAGGCGAGCTTTACTTGTCTGGTTCTACGCATGGTTTACCTTGTCATTGGTCTGCATGTACGCTGCAGGCATTAATGAGCCATTCAGATTTAAGCATTTCGCGTTCTATCTGGCATTTGTGGCCGCATATGCTCAAGGCGTAGCGCACATTTACAGTTGGGAGAAGTAATGCAACCCAGGATCGTCAACAGCTCCATCATCTTCAAACCCAAAGACCTCGCCCAGGCGCGCCAGATCCGCACCTGCATCCCGCAGGTACGTTTCCAGGAAGCACCGATCGGCATCCTGGGCGCCGTACCCCTGACCCTGGAAGCCGCGCGGGTCCTGAGGAACTTAGGCATCGAGGCGCCCAGCCCGATCGAGGCGGTCTACAACTGGCCCATCATCCCTGGCAGGAAACCCCGGCCACACCAGGTGAAGACCAGCGCGCACCTGACTCTGAACCCGCGTGCTCACTGTCACAATTCTCCGAGGACTGGGAAGACCCTCTCGTCTCTCTGGGCCATCGACTACCTCCAGAGGATTGGCGTCATCGGCCGCGCCTTGATCGTAGCACCCCTCTCCACACTGGAGCGCGCCTGGGGCGACGAGATCTTCCTCAATTTCCCCGGGAAGAAGTTCGCCGTGCTGCACGGCTCGGCCGACAAGAGACGAAAGCTGCTAGCTGAACCTAATGATTTATATGTAATAAATCATGACGGGGTCGAGATCCTGCAGAAGGAGTTGATGGCCCGGGGCGATATCGACCTTATCGTGATCGATGAATGTTTCCCCGCAGGCACAAAAGTCTTGACGCCGCAGGGGGAGCGGTGTATAGAAACAGTACAACTTGGCGACTTAGTTTGCTCCAGCTGGGGCGAGATGCCTGTAACCCACGTATTCAAAAAAGAAGCCGCACACTTGGTGCAGGTTAACTTCGAGGATGGCAGCTATGTTAGATGCACACCAGAGCACCCCTTTGCGACCGATGCCGGATGGGTCGCGGCCAAAGACACAACCGGATTCACGTGTCTTCGTGGATCGGACTTGCAAGCACTGTGGCAAAATCTTCCAGGCGTCTTTGACAACCATCAAGCACAACCCAACGAAGTATTGCAGCCGAAAGTGCGCAGCGCAGCCCAGAGCGACAGGGGTGGCAGGCGAGACGAGAGCGTGTGCGGTCTGCGGGACCGAGTTCTTTGCACGGGCGGCCGCGGCCAAGTTCAGACCCCAGACGACTTGCTCGCCATCATGCAGCCGGAAGCACATGTGGGCGACGAAGCGAGACGTGATGATGGCAGGGTCCGCGAAGGCCTCAGAGAAGAAACGAGGGAGGCCGGCGCACAACAAAGGCATCCCGACCAAACCCGAAACGTTGGAGAGATTGAGTGCCTGCAGGAAGTTGCAGCGAGATCAGTTTTTGGCTGTTCGAGGCGGGAACGGCACAGGAATGTCAAAGTCGGAAGCACTGGTGCAGTCACTTCTCCCGGTGAGATTCGAGTACAATCTGGCGATCCCGACACGTATGCCGAGAGGGAGCGGGTATCCGACTTGCTACAAAGTGGACTTTGGAGATCTAACCACGAAGACGGCAGTAGAGGTAGATGGGGCGAGCCACGGATCGCTGAGACGCCAAGCACTGGACCAGAAGAAAACCGATTTTCTCTCGGGGTTAGGGTGGTCAGTGTTCAGGGTCTCGAACTCTGCGGTCCACAAACTGTTTACAACCTCGAAGTCGCCGGACCTCACGACTATATTGCCGCAGGTAAAGTAGTCCATAACTGCGCGGTTTTCAGGAACGCCAAGACCAACCGCTGGAAAGCGATGAACGCCGTGGTGAACAACAGGGGCATCTCGACCTGGTGCTGGGGGCTCACAGGCACCCCGACCAGCAACGAGCCTACCGACGCCTACGGCCAGGCCAAGCTGGTCCGTCCCGAGAGTGTCAAAGGGGTGAGCTTCACCTCTTTTAAAGACTTGACCATGCAGCAGTTCGGACCTTTCCGCTGGGTGCCTAGGCGCGGGAGCGAGGAGACTGTGGCTCGGGTACTTTCGCCGTCCATACGGTTTGACCGATCCACCGTCACCAACATGGAGCCCTGCCTGATCGAGCGCCACGCCGAGCTGTCGCCGGAGCAGAAGCACCACATCAACAAGCTCCTGCGGGAGGCGGTGACCGAGATCGACGGGGCGACTGTGTCGGCGGTGAACGCCGCGGTGCTGATCTCAAAGATTGTCCAGGCAGCCTGTGGCGCCGTGATCGGCTCCGGCGGCGAGCTGATCCGCATGGACTTTGGCCCCAGGTTGAAGGTCCTGGAGGAGGCCATCGAGGAGAACAACGGCGAGAAGGTGATCGTGTTCCTCCCCTTCAAAGGGCCGCTGAACATCGTGGCCAATGAACTGAAGAAAAAGTGGAGCGTAGAGGTCGTCGACGGCGGGGTCTCCGCCGGCAAGCGCAACCAGATCTACAAAGATTTCCAGACCAAGAAGGATCCGCATGTGCTGGTGGCACACCCGCAGTGCATGGCCCACGGCCTCGAATTGACAGCCGCTTCGCTCATCGTATATTACGCACCCATCACCTCCAACGAGATCTACACCCAGGCCTGCTGCCGTATCGACGGCGGGGGGCAGAAATCCAAGATCGACATCATGCACATCTCGGCGACCCCGACAGAGCGCCGGATCTACTCGGTGGTGCGGGAGAAGGGGAAGCTGCAGGATGTGGTGCTCGATCTTTTGAAGGGGGCGAAATGATCGCCCTCCACGACGCCGACCAGACCAACTACCCCAACCTCGCACTGATGAAGATGAGCGCGGCGTTCAAGGCGCAAGGCAAAAGCGCCGAACTCTGGAGACCCGAAGGGGTCTATGAGAAAGTCATCTCATCCAAGGTTTTCTCTTTCACGCCAGAGACTGCGCCGGCGGGGGCGATCTTAGGTGGAGTCGGTCGAGGACTCAAGACTCAGCTTCCGTCTGCGGTTGAGCACATCTGCCCAGATTACACCCTTTACGGCCTCGACTACTCCCTGGGTTTCCTGACGCGCGGCTGCCCGAACACCTGCGCATGGTGCGGCGTGCCGGAGAACGAGGGTGCGATCCGCGCCCACGCCGATGTTGAAGAGTTCCTGCGCCTTGACTCGGTGGTGCTGATGGACAACAACCCCTTGGCGATAGACCACGGCCTCCAGCAAATCGAGAAGCTGGGCCGACTGGGTGTGAAGGTGGACTTCAACCAGGGCCTTGATGCTCGGAGGATCGACGCAGCGGTCGCTCGGAGGCTGAAGAAGCTGAAGTGGCTCACACCTCTCCGACTTGCCTGTGACAACTGGGCGGCCATGCAGCCGCTGTTCAAGGCGGTGGAGCAGCTTCGCTACCACAACGTGACCCCCAGCCGGTACTTCTGCTACCTGCTGGTCAAGGATGTGGACGAGGCGTTGGAGCGGGTGAAGTTCCTGAAGACGCTGAATGTCGACCCCTACGCGCAGCCGTACCGGGATCGAGAGGGGACCCCGCCGACCGAGGAGCAGCTCTGGTTCGCGCGGTGGGTGAACATGAAGGCGGAGTACAAGTCAAGGACCTGGGAAGAGTATTTAGCCTACAAGATAGAAAATAAGAAATAAATTTCTTGACAGCCCCAAGAACCCCTGCTATAAAGTTGTTAACAATTTTGAAAGGAGGAAGAGAATGTCAGTCCCCACGAACACCCAGATCATCGAGCAGTACCTCTCCGACCGGGAGAAGATCCGGCGCATCAGGAAAGCCGCCGACGAGGCCGTCGCCGCCGTCGAGCAGTTCCAATCCAACCGGGAGACCTACCTGCTCCAGCAGGACGACCCCACCATCGTGGACTTCATAACCGACCTTTTCCTGAACGGCCGGGACGGCAAGGCCGCCTCCGAGGCCAAGAAGAAGGACATCGGGCTGAAGCAGGCCGAGATCGAGAAATGGCTCCTGAAGATGCTGGACAAGC